CCTTGCCAGACCAATCACGGCCGTGGACGTTGTAGCCCTTCTTGCTCCGATCGATAATGAATTCCATGACTCGTTCGGCAACATCCGCCCTCTGTTCAGCGTCGAAATATTCAGGCACTCGCAGCTTGAGCTGGGTTTCCTTGTTGCGAGCCAAAGCCATTCCCCCCCATTGGCTGGATGATTGGTGTCTCAGCGTCGATTTCTTTTATAAGCGCCACGATTTCTTCATCGGTCATTTCAGGATTGAGGCGTTTCATCGCACGCTCTTTTGATGTGAATCCGGCGACCCGCTCCTCATCCAATTGCTTCACGAGTTCGCCCCTTGTCTGCATAGGGGAAGGTGTGGCGAAGTTGGTCACCACCCTGGCTTTGGCACTGAAGATGGTTTTGTTCTCGATCACGCCAGCAGCGACCCACTGGGGATGCATCTTGGTCAGCAGGCGCTCCCAAAAGTCGGCCTCGAACTTCTTGTAGACGCTGATCTGCCATTTCAGGGCCTCGAAAGTGTCAGCCTCGTCGATGATCTTGGAGATGCCGGAAGCGAAGCTGTCGGCCCCAAGATCCCCAGCCACGATCGTCGGGCGAACGCTCTTCGATGACAGCCAGAGCGACATCTGGGATGCAGCAAGGTTCAAGACCTCGCTTATGTCCACACTGGGTTTCAGGACGTCAAATGAGGATTTATCTGCAGCCGGGTTGGCGTCAAATTCGATCACAGAGTTTGGTGCCATCTCGGCTTTGACGTTCTTAAGACCGATCGCGACGAACACCGAGAATGCCTGAAACTTCGTTGCGTAGTTCAGGTCAGTCAGGAGCAGGGGGATGAGCAGCGACATATCCAGGTTATCCGTTTGGATTTCCGGCATGACGCAATCCTGACTGGCGTTGGCATAGCTGAAGGGGTTGGTGCCGTAGGGGTTGGTCCCATCCATTTCCTTTTCGTTCATCAGGTCCATCTGAATCTCACCCTGCTGATTGATGATGACGAACTGATATCGGGTATAGACGTAATATATGCTGTCGTAGTTCCCGTCTGCCTTTCTACGCTTTGGCATGCAGACGATGATGATATCGGCCGTGGTTGGATCGGTCGATGATGCATTCATGATGAGAAACTGATGATTTGGGATTGACCGAACAAACGGGGTTTTAAAATTGCTGTTCGGGTTTTCCTGAAACTCAGGCTCAGTCAGGCCGATCTGGAGCAGGGCATAGTGATATGCATTGAAGTTTTCATTATTTTTGCTGAGCTTTGAGTTGAGGTTGAGCTTATCCTCATACCAGCTGACGAGCTTTTCATCCTCCTCGGTCCCGCCTTCGACCGTCCTGACAACGTTGTCCTGATATATTCGGGTTATCTTATCGACAATCTTTCTGAACACGTTGATTGGTGCCTGCCTGAACTGGGCCTGGTCAAATGATTTTTGTCCAAGGTCCTGCAGCATCCTGCTTTCCAGGAGAGGCTTCAGGTTCCCGCCGAGAATAGTGAAAATCTTTTTGTTGTATTGCAGTCGATCGGTTTCACATTTGATGAATTCCGCTATCTCTTTGAGCTGCTCGGGATCCAGGAGATTGATCATAAGTGTGTCACCCTCGGTTCGGTTGCATCGTCGAAATTTTTGATATACCAGACCGCATAGCCCAACGCGGTTGTAATGTGCTGATAGGCTTTGGAATCGTCTTCCAGAGCCGTCCCTTCTTTTTTCCGGGCGAGCTTCATACCCTGGTTCAAGGTCGGGCATGATTCGTGGACGTATAGTCGGACTTCCTTCATCGCATTCTGGCACATAGCGTTGACCGTTGTCCAGCGCGTGACGAGGGGAGGATTTGCTCTTGGAACCTCGATGCTGCATATGAGCCGTCGCTGCTTAAACCAGCCTTCAATTAGCTCATAATTCGAGTAAAGGGAGTTCGCGGATTTTGAACGGCCGGTCGCATCACCATATATCAGATATTTAGGAAACCTCATCACAGAGCCATCTGTATCTTTCCAGCCGAGAAGGCCATTGGCCTCAAAATCATCAAGGTTATCGAGGCACCAGTTGGCATCTTTGATCACGGACTCCCCGAAAAAATGCCATTCGCCGCGGACATATTGGAACAGAGCGCACGATTGAGGCTTGCCGTCTGCGACGTTGAAGTCAAACGTCAGGCGCAATGGCTTAGTTTTGTCTGGAACGAATGGCCTTCCGATCAGATTCCGCTCCTCGGCATAGGCGTGATAAATCCCCTCCCCGCCTATCGATATCCATTTCCCTTTCAAATACCGCTCAGCTTCCAGGACCGAGTAATCCCGAAGCAGCTGCTCGATATAGACTGCGTCCAGATAGAAGTTGTCCGTGGTCACAGAGTAGAAAACAAACCTGGTCGGGGATGTCTTTGACCCCTCGATGAAATACTTGTGCCAGTAGCTGTCCGGTTCCCCCGGGTTGGTTGCAGTGATCAGGAAATTGTGCCTGATGCCAGGTATACGGCGTAGGCGTGCTTTCAGAATCTTGAACCCAGGCTCAAAGTCATCGTCATTCTCGGTCAGCTCCTCGATCATCAGACCGCTCAGCTTGAGCGATCGGAACTTCGCCCACCTCTGATCCCCCCAGGTGACCGAGATGATCCGCGCGCCATTGCAGAATTCAATCTCCCCGGTGTGGTTTCGGACCGTGAAGTGATAACCCTCGATCAGGCTTTCCTGGAGGTGCTCAATAATCTCCCTGAAGAGGGTTTTCTTCAGATCTGGAAGCGAACGGCGGCCGATGGCGACGCAGGCATTCACATTTTCAAGGCAGTGCCTGATCGCGATATGGGCCATCAGGATTGATTTGGCTGAACCGACCGATCCTGACAGAAGGATTTCCGGCGTTCCTATCTCGTACTGGTATGAATACAGGAATTTCAACACGTCTATCTGGTATCCGAACGGGATAAACGCGCTGAAGTTGGGTTTCGAGATGGCGACCGCGGCTTCACTCATCATTTTGCAATCGCCGGGATGTTGTTTATATCATAGGCCATGCGGATTTTGTTCTTCGCATCCTCGGGATCCGGAACCGCCTGCACGTTGTCAGACCAGCCGCAGAGGTTCTTCAGGCAAAAGATGAGCATCGCCGTGTTCCCGGCCATTGCCATCTGAACTGCTTTGTTCTTTAAGGCGACTTTTACCCCGTCTTTTCGCTTTTCCCTATACTCAGTAAAATTGGCCATACCGAGCACTTCAAGTACGATATTTTCGACATGGGCCTGACAGGGAACTCGATTGAAGGGTGGGCTGTCTGAGCATGAGATGCGAAACAGTTCGAGCCGAACTTGATCCCAGGTCGCGCCTACCGACAAGAGAATATCGGCTGCCATCGCGATAGCACGCTTTTCATCATCCGTGAAATTTTCGCCGCGTTCTGCCATCAATCAATCCTTAAAAAGGCCAACAATCCTATCGTAAAGGCTCGGCTCATTGGGCTCGACAACTTGCGGCTGCATCGGGATCACTCCCCCGTTGCTGCATACGCATGCGGAATTGGAAACCGCGGACAGCTTGTCGCCCTTCCCGCATTGGTTCCAGCACCAAACCCAGGTGTGCTTATTGACGACTGGATCACCCTTGTCAGTTGTGCTGCAAGCTGACAATACCATTTGCGCCGATATCAGTAGGAAGATGCTTGTCTTCAATCCAAACCCTTTCAATTCGTTCCAATTGTCGCAACATGGTTCCAGCAATCGCCTGGAAAATATGATCTTTCGCCCGCTGCTCGGCAGGCAGTTCATCGTATTCGACCATGCAAGGATGCTGTTTTTTATCGACGTCTTTGGTTTCGCCGTAGGTCCAGCCATCGTTCTGTTTTTGCATTAGCCAGTTCTTATGCTGGTCGGCGGGAGTCGACAGGGGGAATTCTGCTTTGAACTTTACGCCCTGGGCCGCGGAATCTTTCTGCCAGGCCGGTGCGTCGGACCAGGGGACCTGGCTATCGTCCCCAATTGCCTTACAATACGCGCGGTTGGCTTCATGACAAACTTCCGCAATTTGGTAATAAAGATCCATTGGTTACCCCTGGTTTTTTTGATTTCTGCATGGATCCTAGCAGGTTGGCCTGACTTGGTCAATTTCATCCCCCCTCTGGCCTTTTTTTGGACCGAGGTCTCAAGTTTTGGCCAGATCGTCCGATAAGTGAATTATCAGGTGCAGGGATGGTCCCGGCCTGGACCGGAGGAACCAAAATGCAAAAGCGTAACATCAAGGCGGCCAGGGAACGAGTATTCAAGCGCCACGTCCTGGCTTATGCACTGCATCATATGGAGCAGAATCCCCGTCTCGATCCGGATACCGAGAATCTGATACTTGCTGCTGGCGGGAACGATCACATTAAAGCCCAAATATTGATCGATTTTCTGGAAACGCAAGGCTTTCACATAGTCAGAAAGGTAAAGAAATGAAACCCGAACTGGAAACCAAACTAAGTAAACTGGAACGCGACGTATTGAAACTGGCCTGGATCCTGATGATGACGGTTGGATTCGTCCTGATATTCGCGGCCTTTTTGATGCAACAGGAAATGTGATGCAGATCAAGATTACGCTCGAAAAGAACATTTCGGACAAACTTGAAAAAGAGGCTAAAGCTTTAGGACTCAAGTTGCCGATATATATCAAAATGCTGCTCGGTCAGCACGTCACGAAAAAGGAAAAATAGTATGAAACGCCTCGCACTAGTCCTTGCCTTGACCGCTTGCGGAACCGATTCAAAAGAGACAGCAGCCACGCTAGTCGCGCCGGAAACGACGACAACTGCGACGGCCACCAGTGAGGAAACCACGGAAAATAAAGAGGCCACCATTGAACCAGACGCCGAGCCTGAAATCAATCCCGATGCCTATCCCATCCCAGAGGGATATACCAGGATCCAGGATGGAGCGTATACTGTCGAAAGTGCTGCATGGCTGATCAAATTTAAAGTCGATTTCCAGTGTTCCGGAGGGATTGAAATTCGTGGTGAATACATAAGTACGTTTGGATGGATGGCAGTAAGGACCGAAAAGTTTGACAGTCAGCCAACCAGTTGGGTCGCTGGTTATCAAGTCAATCCGTTGCCATATACGGCCGCGCACGAAGAACATGAGGTGACAATTCCCAAGACTTACAACCTCCATAATCGCGTGCTTTATAAGTGTCTGTGAAATTGGCTGGGGACCTTTCCCAGCCTTTCCCTTTATTTATTTCCCGCCCTCATTCAAAACTTTCTTATGAATCTCCCGCATGCTCCCTGTATGACACGGTGTGCATGGGTTATCCCCAACGTTCACTGTAATCGATCCGCCGACCAGAGGACCGCCGCCCGTAATGCTAGGCGCTGCACCGCCGCTTGGCTTAGGCGCGGTTTTCGCTTCCATGCGTTCGTGCGTCGTTGGATTGACCGCGGGCACCATGAACCTTTGGCCTTCAGGAATCTCGGCGCGAACCTCGGCATACTCCAAATCCGACACAAGCCAAAACTCTCCCTCCCAGATTTGCATCACCGAGGTCGATGATTCAGTGAGCAGCCAAACGTCGCGGCCGGTTTCGTTGTCCATGACTCTCAGTGCGCAAGGGCCTTCATCGGTGCAGGCTTCATACGATGCATTGACGGCCATGGCTGAGCCTGCCATCAGGTTTCCGGTGATCAGGATTGCAGCAGCAATAGTTTTCATATTCGTCCTCACTTTGAAATATAGGCGGCGGCTGGCATTGAAGCATGTTTTCGATTGCAGCGCTATGGGTGAGATTTTGCAATACATTGATCAATGATCAAAATACACTAGTTTATTGGGCGTCACTCGGTCGCGCTATTCTCATGAAGAGCGATAAGCTTATCGGCTAGATCGCTTTGCTTGGCTGTCATATCACCGTATTTTCTAGGGTCTGCCTCATCGAGAACAGCCTCAGCCGCCTCAACCACGGCCAGGAGTTTGTCGCCATACTCCTGGCAAAACTGCCAAGCTACGTGGCGCTGCTCCTCGATGGTCAACGGGTCCTTGAATACGGCAAGGATGCCTCTTGCTTTTTCAATGCTCACTGCTCACCTCGATATAAAAACAGACGTTTTTTAGTGCGCACTGCCTGCACGCTAGGCTCTTATATCCAGCCAGATCTCTATGATTTTCGGATCATCGCCCGCTTGCCGTCCAAGGCAGTAAAGCCCTCGACTTACCATTTCGCCTCGCAGACTTTCCAAGTCTGAATCTCTTATATAGTCGTGAGTCGGACCGCCTTCACCGCCCTGCCTTATCTCAAACCGCCGAGCGACGTAGTGCTCCGGCATATCAAGGGGGCGATCATACAACGTCCAGATTGAAAGAATATTCGGATCGTATGCCCTCACTCCGATTTCCCCTCACCCACCGCCTTATCCCAAGCCTTGCATGCCTCGAAAAAATCAATAGCTGCGATCATCCCCGGGAAGTCTTTACTCTCATCAGGCAATGCGAATTGCCCGCGCATTTGCTGGCCTGCTCTGAGAGCGGCGAGTATGGATTGAAAAAGTTCTGGAGTGCCAGATACCCGACCATCCAAATGAAAAGCCAGTTTATTGATCATCACATCAACGGTCATTCCGAAACCCTTTCCGCCGCTTCCAGACACTTGCTATCATCCCAAGCCATTGCTTCCATCCATTGGCCGCCTTGAGCCTTGCAGTGGGCTTTTCGTTTCACATAAGACGCATGACCCAGATAAAGCATGCCTGCGGCTAGTGCGATCACGAAACCGCCGACTACGATTAAAGAGAGGCATCCAGGATCATCGTCGCTCACGCCTGCAACTCCCCCATTTTCACAATCATCCCATCGAGCAGTGCGACAAATGCATTGCGGTATTCCTGCATTCCGATATCAGCCCTGCCGTCGTTTACGTTCAATGCCCGCATGATCGCTTCCACAACTACGGCCGTCATTCTGAGAACATCGATATGGTTGATATAGTTGTCCTCTGATGCCGATGCTGTCAGGATATCATTCGCAATCTGCCTTAGTTTTATCGCGGTTTCATGCTCATTCATTCGACCGGAACCTCTAAAATTCTTTCGATTTCATATCTCATATCCCCGGCCTCACGTGCATGGAACCGATTGATTTTCGATATTGGACTGTTGCCTTTTGACTTTCTGCGAATCCAAATTTCGATTTCCTCTGGATAAACGGATCCTCGATAGTGCATGAGGATTGCAGCTCGAGACGCGGTCTTGGCGTCGTTATACGCGTGCGGGAATATCGTCCACTTGTCTTTGGGCATTGCGGATGGGATGTGATAGAAAAAATTAAACATCGGATTACTCCCCCATTCCAACGTATCGATAAGCCTGGTCAGCCACACGCCGACGTTCCTGCAATGGCAGTCGTTTTAGCATAGTAAGCACCGTGGTCAAGGTTCGAATCTCCTGATCATCGTGCTCCGCGTGCAGGACCTCGGCATTGACGATCTGCGGCCTTTGAATCGGCATTGCTGATGGAAGGGACCTTTCCAAAACGAGAGGCTTAGGCGCGGTATTAGGCGGGTTATACTCCGTAAGCTGTTTTGCCGTGGGTATAGCCCTGCTCTGCGGGGACTGCTCAAGCGCTTTGGTCAGACAGGCCGGTGCCTGGCCGACTTTGAGGTATGCCTCTGCCAGACGGGCAATCAGGTCCCAATACCCGGCTTCCACGAACCTGTTGACGTAGTTGGTCAGGTCGTAAATGGCCCGGTCGGCCTTTTCCGTGACTTGGTAAATCTTGGTGACCTTCACATTGCACTGAATCAGATCAGTCACGGCGTCCTCAATGTCGCGGACAAACTCGAGGTGCTGCTGCGTCGGGGTTTTCATTTGGCACGTTTCCTCAAAAAAGGCGGGAAACGAACCGATTCCCGACCGATAGGCTTGTGATTGCTTTGGTTAATTAACAAATTTCAGTCCGGACATTAGATCCCTGGGGAAAAAACGTCAATCCAGATTCAAAGACCGTTGCAGACGGTGAGCGGCAAGACGCCGAACGGCGTCGATAGCTCAGCGGAACGTCTTTCAATCAACGCGATTGACTACGAAATCCCGGAATAGATCCTCGAATACCCCATCGTAAACATTCACCAAACCTTTCAACGACGACCGACGCTTACCCAGTTCTTCGGAGAGCAGCTGGCGATCGCTAAGGCCATGCCTTGAGAGGAATGCTGCTGCGGCCTTATTGGCGATCGTATGGGAATACTGGCCGTTGTTCGCGCGCTTGAATATCCAATCGTGGGCAACGCAGAAAGTGACCGCTTCCGAAATCCCGCTGTCTTTTCCAAGATCGGTTGGTTTGGCGTCGGTCGTCGTTGAGGGGTTATTTTTTTGTTTTTCCAGCAGCGACTCGATATCAACCAGCTTTTGCCAAATCTGTGTCAATGTGACGGTAAACGTAGCTTGTGAATCCATAAAAAACCTCATTTCACGTGTGATGATAACACCCTAAGAAAAATTAAATAGTTCGCTGATATCATGTACTTGCAATTCATGGATCAGAATTTTCCTGTTTTTTGGACGACTTTTTAAAAACCTTGAAACCTTTATATACCAACGGATGCAGAGTTTTGGTAGGAGTATTATGATCATCAACGCGGCTTGCAGCGCGCGTTTCGTTTGCATCGATTGCCGTAAATAGCATTCCGTAGAATGCCTGTTTAGTTTCTGAACAAAAAAACCAAGCGATGGGATCGCGTGCGCTGAAAAATAAATGCGCCGTAATCGACCTGAGGAGAGGACAAAAGCCCTTGATACATAGATGTCTTAAGAAGGGTAAAAATGAGGCCTTGGTGCGCGCGGCTTTCACCGCATATGGCGGAGGGGATTTCCACCTCGGTCGAGGAGGATTTCCACCTCGCCTTTATGGCCGAAAAAATAGCACGATCTGGCAATGGGTAAAAAAAAAGACCGGCCTCTGACAAGACCGGACTTCACATATATCGGAACATCCGTTAAGAAAATGTCCCTGACCAAAAAATAATCAGTAACTCTCGGAGCGGTCTATAGCATGGCATCCAGCACATCGCACCAAAAAAATAATATTCAGCCGATCCCTATTTTTTATCGACCAAACCCTTACCTGTTCGTCATTCTACCGTTAGTGCTCAAGCCGACTGAAATGTCCATATTCATGGAGATGATTTTCAAAATGGACATGGGCAACTGCTTTGAGGTTGAAGACGCTTCCGTGAGTCAATTTATCCAGGAACGTTTCAAAATCGATAAAAGCGAAGTGAATAAGCATCTTAAGCGTCTCGCAGAATTAAACCTGATAATTTTTATCGACGTAAAAACTCGTAGGGCCTGTCGGATAAACCCTGCAGTGGCAAATAGGGCGAAATATTTATCTGGAATATGGGAGTTTGAGAGTATAGAACTCGAAACTGAATTGAGGGAAGCTTATTCAAAATGGGCATCAGCAAGGGGTTTGACGGATACCCGTCTGCCAAATCTGCTATCGGTGAAAAGACTTAGCGCCGCGATATCCGCAAAACGTCGACATGAAAATAGTAACGACAATAGCGAAATAAAATCCCTCAAAGACCAGATACAGAACATGATTGAAGCACACGCTAGGGAATCCGAAAAATGGATTGGGGAACAAAAGGAGAGAGAGATGCAATTCCAAGCATTGAAAGAAGAAATGCAGCTGGGCAATGAAAAACTGCGACAGGAAATGCAACAACTGACGGCGGATATTAGAAAGACAATGGACGAAGTTCTTTCGGAATTGCGGAAGCACGACCCGATGGCTGCAGACAATTTCAAAAATCGCCATCTTGAGTTGGTCAAGGATTGACATGAACGCGAAAACGAAAAACAAAATCCAGCAGGAAGCTTTGAAACTATGGCCCGAATGCCCGAAGGAGCATTTGGATGAAAGTTTCTATTTCAAGAATGAACCAACCGCCGAGCGAATTGTTGGGATAGGAAAATTTGCCGACGAAGTTGGGACTTCATGGTTAAATGCTAATGCATATCAAAGATTGCTGGCAAGGATTGAATACAACTATGAATTGGCTCTAAGCAGATTTCCTGGGGAAGCCATGGAAAATATTCTCTGCGAAATTCACTTGGATTTCATGAGATCCATCCAGTTTGCTTCTAGTTGGCAGAACCCTCAACTCCCAATGCAAACAATCTGCCAATCCGTGGATATTTTTGAAAATGCCTATATACGCAGGGATGAAGCACTGACTCAAATGTATGGGGAGGATCACTTTTTTATTGACGACGGGAGATCTGTGTCGCAATACCTGAATGAATTGCAGGACAAATCATGACCATCAAAACCGACGCCAGAGTCGAAATCGTATATGATCCAAAAACGAAACGGATCCGCGCCCGACACGAAAAGGCCTGGGTCCGTTTTCCTAAAAAGCTGAGACAGCACGGCAATACGTATGTCGTTCAGGAATTGCGGACGGGCAGGGCCGGGTCATGGCTTGCTTGCGGTCGGATCACCAATGCTGGGATGGGGAAATGAATGGAAACTATCGCCCGCTGGCTAGTGAAAAAATACAATCGGAACCAAACAACTTTCTGCTATTGCCCTGGTTGCGGATTGGAACTGTGCAACACAGAATCCTGGTTTGCAGATCCGAAATCTGATCTTGTGAGATATCAGTGCATTCAGTGTGGCACAAAAAGCGCCTGGCTTTTCGACGTCCCCGTTCCGATCTTGGTTGAGGGAATGAGAAAACCGAGGAGCCCTAAAACCTAAACCCCGCTCCCCGCCTGCTTTTGCTGGATTTTGCCTAAAAATTAGGCTATAGTTCCCTCATCAATTTTTGATTGAGGGAAACCCAAATGGACAGCATCGATCAATCCCCCGAGCCGCCAGAGCGGACCATCGTCAAACCAAAGACACTGAATGAACTTTTGCAGGCCCTGTGCCTGGCCGATGAGGCCATGCTGGAAGTCAATCTTGACGACGTCCCCGATCTTTTAGAGCAGGGGAAAGTCAAAATTGATTCCTACAAGTATCTCATGGATCGCATGGAAACTATCTCCGATGAATTGAAGCGCAAGGAAAACGAATATAAGACCGCGCGAAAGACTATTGATAACCAGCGCGAAAGGCTGGAATCACACCTGATGTTCGCAATGGAAAACAATGGATTTGAGAAATTCGTCGGCCATCAGTATAAGGTCCGAATGCAATACTCTGAATACGTCGACCTGAAGCTGTCTGAACCTGCTGCCCACCACAGCATTCACTTCCACGATCTCATCAAGACGACTTATGAATGGAAAAAAACAGACATCAAACGCATATTGAAATCGGCCCCGGAGTCGGAAACTGACAAGGCCATGGCTGAAAAAGTGCGGGAGTTCGCTTCAATTGCAAAAAGACCGGGCATACGGTTTTCAGTTTTAAAGGATATATGAACAATGCAGACAAATATGATTCGCAGCAGCGCCAGTGCAGCAGCAGCGCCACAGAGATCGAGTTCGCCATTCGGTTCCATGGCTGAAATACAAGCCACCAGGGATGAAATCAAACTGATTGCCGAAGTCTATGGTATGGACGAAAGGGAAACGCGGCACCTTCAAAGGGCTTATTTCCTTTCAACTGTTCAGAGCGGACTGGTCCCCGATGCATTCAAGGGCGACATTCGGTCGATCTATATCATGTCGTTCAAGGCCGAACGGATGGGAATCGGCCTGCCCGAGGTCCTGCAAGGCGGCTATTTCGTCCACGGCCGACACGGTTGGTATGCAGAGTTCATGATTTCCCGTGTGCTTGAACTGAAAATTTTCACGAAAATTGACTACGTGAAAACTGGATCCATTGAAGATGGAACCCGAACCTGCATAGCAGTGGGGACAAGGCCAGACGGTTCGACAGCTGAGGGAAGCGAAGTCAGCCTTGCCATGGCAAAAAAGGAAGGCTGGACAGAAAAAAAGGGAAGCAAATGGGTGACGATGCCAGACTATATGCTGGAAAAGCGCGCTGCGACATTCCTTATCCGAGCGACCGGTGCTCATGCATTCGGCGGTTCCAGCGACACAGTCGACGAAATTAAGGAACAGGCTGAAAAGGGGACGGTCCTTGACGTGACGCCGCCCGCCGATGCAAGGCTGGCTATGCAGGACATTGCGCGATCAGAGGAAAAAAAGGCACAAGAACATGCCCGCTTTGACCTGCTGGACAGGATCGAAAAGAAAATAGCCGACATGATGCAGTCCGGCGTTCAGGAATTCCAGGTTCTAACTGCGCTTGGTCTCATGTCGCTAGAGGATATAAAGGTCCTGGCCTATCAGCAGCTGATAGCTGTATGGCAGGTTCTTTCGACCTATGAACCAGAACCGCCAGCAGCGCAATCTGAACAGCCGGAACCTGACGCCGATGAACAGCAGCGCCTTGAAATTCTGGAAAAGCTGAAAGCGCTGATTAGGTCGAACAAATTGACCAATGGCATCATACTTGAAAAAACCGGCACGCCGCCGTCTGTCATGGAGACCGCCGGCCTTTCAGACCTTTTGACATTCTATAAAAAGCTGTCAGCACATGTGAACGGGATGGATAAAACATGAATGACGAAATCCTGAATATCATCAAAACAACGGTCGATACTTTGGCTAAGCGCGATCCTGCGGCGACATTTAGTGCGATCGTTGCCATCGCTGCTGATCAAGTCATGAATTGTCCCGACCCCGTCAGTGCAAGGGCGATCCTTATTACGGGAATCGACGGCATGATGAATCTTAAAGACTTTCGCGGTATGCATCCAGACGATGTGAATAAAGAAATGAATCGACGTCTTAGGGAGTTTAAGAGAGAGGGGGGAAAAGAATCCCCCCTATGAAAGCGGATTGACTCTCTCTCATTGCTTTTGTCTTAGCCTGACCAGCTGGTATAGGAACTCGAGCTTGTCAGTCGTATCATGCAGGTGCCCCAGGACCTTCAGCTTGAATGATTCATAGCCGTTGGTCAGGTCCTCAAGCTGGTCAGTCGACATGCTGTCCAGCAAGGAAAACTGGGAATCGAGGATTTTTTTATCTGTCTCAAATCCAGCCATTGATTTTAACCAGTTCTGAAATGTCTTCAAAAGACCGTACAACATAATAAGATCCCCCAGAGCGTCGGAATTTTTCCGCGAAGGTCATTTGACTCTGAAGGATCTTTCCCTTTGGTGCTTTGACTTCGATCGCAATTGAATGGCCATCGATGACGCCGAGGATATCGGCCACACCGTTAGGGCGATAACGGTTTTGCCTTTTGCGACCCTTGATGCCGATGCTATCGTTTTGCCAAAACATCCCATCGGTATTCGCATTCAGATATTCGATGATCTGATTCTGCAAATACTTTTCGGAAACGAACTCCTTCAGAGCCAGAGCTTCAGGCTTGTCGAGTAGAACCGCCTTTGTCCCCATTGCATCCCTGTCCCTTCATATTCCAACCTTGGGCGAATCATCCATGAAAAACCTAAAGACCGACGAGTAATTTCAGGATTCAGCGAAGTTTTTATCTGATCCTGCTCAAAATAAAGGTCAAGGCCGCGCACCGGGTAGAATCCAAACCTCCCGTAGTCGGTTAAGATTCCTTTACTCTGATCGATATCCTGCTGCAGAAAGATATATGCATGGCCCTTGGATATCCTTGTTGAGTAACCGATAAGAGTTTGGACCCCATCCTGGACCCGGGTATGCAGGCCGAATTCAAACTTCTCGATTCGTTTCAGCTTCAGATCCAAGAGATACTCAGGCTTATCGTCCGCTTCGTTCTTTGGGAAATTGTCGGGGCCTTTCACTATCTCGATGTCGGATCGGGTCTGCAGCGCTTTGAGCTCAAACCAGCGATTGAGCCAAGTGACCTGGGTTATGAATTTTTCCTGTCCCCGTCCGAATCCTTGGGCTTTTTTAATCGAAAGATCATGATTATTGAGCCCAATGCCAACCACAGGCATCCAATAACCGAGCTTGAAATCCACGCTATGAGTGTCAATATCGACATGATAATTCACTCCGTAGTTTCGCGTCTGATATTCTCGGTCTCTCCCAAAATATCCAGCACTGCCAAACAAACTAAGGCCATCATGTCTAAGAGCCAATTGACCCACTGTATACATGTGGAATTGATCGCTTTCGCCCGTCCCTGCATCCTGTATCCTCATTGATCTGTAATCGATCCCAAGGTCCAGAAAGTCAGCTTCACCGAGGCCAAAGAATTCCCGCGCTTCTCCCTCGCGCGCGAACGATGCCATGAACTCCTCGGTCATGGCCCGTCCATAGTTATTCAAGACATCCCCGCCATCCCCAGTGAGGTGGCACGTTGCGCAATTTGAATAGCCATGGACGATAGTCTGAGGATAACAGAACGCTCTATCACTTATCAATAGTGCCAGAGACGCTAAGAGAATCACCGATAAGAATGTCTTTATAACTGACTTCAGCAATGCCAAATTCCTTCCGATTGATTTCGAATTTGAACCCGTAGCCGATGCTGGACTTTTCTGCCACGCCCTTGATTTCTTTTTCATTGCCATGAAGGCTCAGCTTTCCTGTGAACGGGCCGCCGGCTTCCGGCATAGGGTCAAGCTTGAGGATGGCCTTTGGGAATGACTTTGTTTCCAGATATTTTTCGTGCATATGCTGATTGCGAACGCCGCCGTCAAGTTTCGTTGTGTCGACGGTGAATTCCCCAGTGACCTTGCCGCCTTCGATCTTTGGCTTCCCCTCGATGATGCAGCCAGCAACGCTGAAATCGAGCGTCCCTTTCACGGCGTGACCTGTGATTTCGCATTTGCCTGCAGCCATGACAAAACCGCTTGCCAATAACATTGCGATGGAAATCAATGTGAAAACCTGTTTAAACATGCTTAGTCCCTGAATTGAGATAGGTTGATTTCCGGCTATTTGAGCATAGGAGCTATGAACATGGAAAGCAAAAAAGAGCCCGGGCCAATCCTTGATATGAATTTTCTGAAGAAAAAGCTGGTCGATAGGATACTTCCCAGTATCATCGTGCCAGCTTCTAAAAAACTCATCAGGGACTAGGTTTTCGCCTTCTTATAAAGGCTTACCCAGAGCACCTTCTGGCCCTGACGAGTGTCGATGTGAAAATGCTTGGGATATATCCCAACCGAAAACCCAAGTGCGCACGCTGCAGATATGAATTGAAACCTTATCGCGCCGTCCCATCGAGTATGATCGACGTCGACTGCTATCCCTTCCATGTGCTTTGAACCGCTGGATCCCTGCATCCTGGCGTTATACTCGGCTGTCCTATACCCACCCCCTGGTGCAATCAGAAACGGGACGCCTACGACGGTCCTGAGCTTTTGCAGTTTATAAATAAACTCCGCACTCATTTTTGCCATATTCGTGTCGGGCGACCAGAACTCGTCTTCAAAGAAATCAGCGCTTAGCTTTTTTCTGTTCATATGCTTTCAGAACCCCCCGTAGCTGTTCATGCTCGGCCTTGAGGCTGGCATGCTCGACCTGCAAATCAAAAAACTTTTGCCGGTATTCGGACAAATCGCTTTTCATTTTTTCCAAGTCCGCTTTCAGTTCATCGAGCTGTTCATTAAGATGAACTAAGATCTTGTCCTTCTCCTGATGCTGAAGCTCCATTTTTTTTAGCGCGTAGTAAGGCAGTCTTTTCAATCCATAGAGCAGGACCAAAACCCCGAGTGTCAAGGGACTGAAGTCTTTCAAATGCTGGAGTAACTCAGCGTCCATCTTGCCTCCATCGCGAAAAAAATTGTGTAATAAAAAAGGACGCTGCATGATCCATGCCGCGCCCTTCGCCTTTTTCTATACTTCCAGGAGTTATGAAAACAAAGCTCGATGTCCCTACACTCTCGCACAGAAAAGCATATTACGTTGGTTCCGATATCGCTTCAAAAAAATCACTTTGGCGCTGGTCGAAATAGTTTTTGTCGATAACGCAGATCAGTTTCCCATCCATGTGGAAAAGGAAATGACCGCCGCGGGATTGGACCGAATCAAATTCAAGGTCGACCTTTCGGCGCTTTGGAACACGCGCTGAAATGTGATCGTTATAATCGTGATATGCGCTCACTTCATTCGATCCTTAAAAAAAACCAAGGAACTTCGTTTTGTCCCCCGCACTCATTTGAGAGGCATATGGTGGGGGCATCGTGGAATTCTGCACGCGCGACTTTGCCGAGGACGCTATCAGCGCCTGCTCGGTTTTGGTGAAGGCCGCCGTTGCATGACAATCGTTACAGTAATTTTTCATTATCGACTGAGCATCAGCGAAGCTGGTTTTCCCGCCTGGCTGAGGCGTGGGCGTCGGAGTTGGTCCGGGAATAGGCTGTTGCGCCTGCTGCTGCGGTGCAGGACCCCCGCAGGAAACGATCAGAAAAACGATTGCCAGCAGAAATTTCATCGTCTCCACTCCTATCGATTAATCCAATTGGCCTGCATCACGGAAAAGTCTCAGCTCATCGGCAAGCGTTCTAAAGCCCCGGCTGAAATCACTGATCGCCACAACCCCGCCCGGTTCAAGCAGGGCCCCGAATAGGACCTTACTCAGATTAGTCCCGGCCAGGCGTATGCGGAATTCATCGGGTTCCAGGAAAACCTTGCCTGCGACCTTATCCAAAGTGAGCTCGCCCCGGAGCGGTTGAATCAGTTCAGTTACAACCGGATCTTCGGCAAACGTGCTCACGCCAATGCGTTTAAGAGCGTCGGTATGCTCGCGGTTGGCCACGGCACGCTTGGCCTGAAACTTATCCGCGCGATAGAAAGTGTCAGCCAATGCCTTTTCGGCTGCATTAAAATTCCCATTGTTTTGGACGATTGAGAAAACCTCATCTCTGAAAAAGATCCCCGATTCCTGATGATGGCAGTTTGAGCATGCTCCGAGGGTGATATCTGGCGGCAGGCCCTTGCCCGCCTGCTCGATATCGATGACGACGTTCGTGGGCGCGATAACTTCCGCTGTTCCCCCGGCATTTGACAATCGATAGCCTGTCATCAGTCCGTTTGGCAGACTAAAGATCCATTCGCTTGCGACAAAATTGAATACCTTGTTAGTCGCGAACCCGGGAATCAGGGCCATGTTTTTGAAAAACGGGTTTTGCTGGATGGAATCGTTTTTAGCCAGGGAAACATCGCCCGTGAACATCAAAAATCCATCGGCCGTGGTATCGAGGATGCATATGAGCCTCGGCTTTCCTAACGCAATTTGCGACTTCCCCCCGGCCGCGCACGCGGGGCTCTCCTCATTGAATTCCTTTTGAAGGTCTATGCCAAGTTTGGCCAAAAACTCGGTGTCGTTCAGCGGCTGCTCGGTCAGATCGTAGTAAAGCTGGTTTCCGATCGAGACCTGGTCGGCCTGCATCACAGTCAGGAAAAAGCTGGACGCGTAAACCATCGGCTGATTGGTGCCTGTCAGAGCTCTCAGCGTACGCCCGCGCACCGAGTTTGAAATGAAGGGGAGGACGTTCGAGCGTTCAAACTTCTGCCATTCCTCATTGGTCATGCCGATATCGTCAAGATTGATGCGGTGCACGCACCCTACGTCCTCATCGATGGTATTGACGTAGGCGATGAGCCGCTCAGTCGAGACCATATTGATCCCTTTGTTGATCCCGGCCAGGACGTTTGAAAGGTCCTTGATGCCCTGATCATAAAGGTCACATGTCAGAAGGTAACGGGTCCGACTACGATCGGTCGCGTTCAGGGTTTTGATGTCGCGATCGGCATACTGTTCAATCTCATCGAAACGCAAAAACCCAGGTTTGCCGGGCTCGACAGGGGGAGCTGGTTCGATAGGCAGTTGGGGGACCGGCACCTCAACCTGAACAGTTTTGTTCACGGGCTGCTGACAGCCGAAGGCCGCAAAAAGACATAGCATGGCTGGAATGCACATAGTCTTCATAAAATAACCCATGACTGAAGTGATTGAATCTTTTGATTATCGGACAATGAGTGAACAAAATGCAAGCAACATTCGCGGGGTGGGATGAGCCGAGGACGGGATAAGTTCCCCGGCTCTTTTGATCATGCGTTTAAACGCTCTTCCTGAAGTTCAGCGGCTCGATTCTGAACCTGATCATCGCGGATTGCTTTGCCAATCCACATGTAAGTCTCTTCGAGTTTGGTCAGGGCCAATGATTTAGATCGCCCGTCCCGAAGATTGTCATCGATGAGATTTTCGAGATTCGAGCAAATGTCCTTTGCGGCATTCTGGATGACCTGCGCAGTTTCATCATAGCGAACGTAATCGAATCGACTCATTTCTTTTTCTTTCCTTTCTTTTTTTCCTCACGCGTCGGGTATTCCGAATCAGCGGGTTTTTCTTTCGGTGGTTTTTTCCAGTCTTTTGGCTTTTTGTCGTTCATAATTTTTCCCCCTCCCGAGGGCGAAAGGATTTTAAGCCCAGCTTGGTTTGCTATCGAGTTCAATATCGCCGGAGAGTCCATATCTATCCGTGCCTGCTGAAGATGCATGAAAAATAATAATCGTAGCTAGACCCGGAGAAACATATCCAGAAGTTCCATTACTAGCATTACTGAAGGGTGCGATAGCTTGATAGTAGTTTGAAATATTCTTAAATGTTACACCGGAGATAGTCCACGTTCCTCCTGTATATGTACCAGTTGTTACGGTTCCAGCTATGTTAAACTTTAAGCGATGGTTGCCATCTTGATCTTGATAGTAAACACCGACCGCCCGCGCAGTAGTCCATCCAGCAACCGTGCTGGTTACAGTCAGCGCTGATTGCCCTTTCCTCGGCGCAACTAATCCGCTTGCAGAAGAATCGGCTTTTGCGTAGGGGAGAGAGGCTTTTTTGGTTTTGCGTACGCGCCAGCGGACGGTGGATACAGAAATAGTAGACCAGTCAGTCCCCGCAGCGCCAAAGGTGGCATTTGTATTAAATGGATAGCGACCAAATACAATATCGACTTGGGTGCTGCTGCCCGTGACGCGCTGAAGTCCTATGCCTTGATTCGCAGTTCCGTAATAGGTTAGCGCGCCTATACCCAAGTTGTTGATTGTATTGTTCACAGCAAGCCATGGGCCGCCAGTGTCACTTTGCAGTTCGACTACAATTTCATCGTCAGACTGAATTGGATACTGAAACTCAACCCGCTTGTTAAAGCTGGATGCTGCTGATCCATTAGGGATCTGCGTTCCAAGCGTGCTTCCCTTAACAAAACTGGTGGTATCTGTGGTTACCGTAGTCGATGAGTTACTGACAAACTCCTCAGCCGGTGCCGGACCTGTGCTGACTGAGCCGGCCCACTCGGCAATGGGGACGGCGACTTTAATTCCGATATGGTGTCCGCTTACTATCGCGTTACCGAATATCGGAGTGGTTCCGCCCGATGGTAAGAGGAAAAACGCATTACCAGTTACATAAATAGCTCTACTAACAAAGTCTGTTCCATTAAACTGAGTGGCGGTTCCAGGGGTGCCTGCTCCTGCGCCACTGCTGGCCGCTCTTGTGTCGATGGTATAGCCAGATGGAATACCAACAGAAAACGCAGCCGCTGAGCCAGTGCCGGTGAAAACTGCATAAGTTTCTACTTCCATCGTGCTTCCGACCTGTCGCCAGCGACCGTTGTTAGTGCTGGTCGTTCCTCCGTTTGTCAGTGTCGGTGTGTAGCTCTGCCAGTTGCCAATCGACGGAACTACACTCGAATCACCCGGCCCTATCCGCACATTCGTGAGGGAGATGTATTTCGTTCCGCTCACGCGAGTGATTCGAAGTTCATAATAACTCTCATCAGCGGCGTCGAACGAAACAGCCGCGCCAGCGCCGTAGTAACCGTTTGACGCTGGAATGCTGGTGACACTCGAAACGTCAGTGCGTAAAGCCTTGCGGGTATAAGCGCCGCCGTAGTTCGATGCAGAGTTTGTATAGATGTCCAGCTTGAAATCACCAGACAGATAGCCTGATTCAACCAGCTGATACCAGGATACCGGCACCGTGGAATTCTTAAGACCTGTCGGCATAGTCCAGCGGAATCGGGCGTAGTCGGTGCCTGAGACGGCAGTGATTTTGATTGCCGAGTCTATTATCCCAGCCAATGGAAGCTCTGCAGCAGAGACCGTAGTCGCGACGGTAACGCCAGCGCCGGACGATGTCCAGCCGTTCGCATTTGTCGATGATGAGCATGCGTTTACCGCGCCAGTTGGAATCCTGTTGCTGTCGGCAACCCAACGGGAGCCATCCCACATGAACTGTAGGAATTGACCGTTCATCCCACCTACGATGGAGGTATTGACTGCAAGCCCGTCGATCGATTCGCCAGTTGCTGGAGTTATGGTTATCGGATTTGTTGCCCAGGATCTTGCGTCGTCTGAAAATCTGATAACAGCGCCTGCAACTCCAGCGGGAAGCGTAGCCGTGAAGGATCCAGCACTTGTGTTACATAGGTAATGTTTCCCAGCGACGGCCGTGAACCCGGTCGATTGAAGCTCAGTTGCCAGACCACCACCACCGCCGCCGATCATTCGCCAGCGCGTTCCGCCAATGTCATAAATGAACATAACCGCTTGGCCGACAGAAAGCCGGAAGTCCTGCCCGGTGCCGGTTACGATACGGTTTGCAGCAGTCGCGCCCGCCGACTCATTGACGATCGTAATTTCCCCGCTGGCCTTGGCATTGACCAGGGTTATGACTTTTTGAACCGTTGGGATGATCGATCTGATACTGGATAGGGATGCATTGGAAAAGCGAATCACCTGGGCTACCGTGTTTGGCGTGATGTCCTGGTTTGATCCCGTCGTTGTCGTGTCGGTCTGCGTTTCAAACGAAGTTTTGTCATTCTGCCAGGCCGTTCCGTTATGCTCACGGATAAGCTTTTCAGTCGTGTTCCAATAGATATCACCAGCTGCACCTGCGCCGTGATCGACTTCGAATGCCGCGTCGTTCGCATAGGACTCGAATGATGAGGACGTGAATTCATTCATCGTTGGATTCCCAACGGCCGCGCCATCGATGTTCGATAGGTTCCTAGTTTTCGTTGACATAGAAGTACCTCCCCTGGACAGTGCGCCCTTGGTTTTTGTTATCAATGCTGATGATCATGATTTTGTTTTTGAATAGGTCATGGTCGATGTAAACCATGTCCCCCAGCTCAATCGTGACGTCGTCGTCAAATAGATCGAAGGTGACGATCGTCTGCGGAGCTCCATATAATTCTGTCATTTCCGCCCAGCGATCGGTGACGTTGGTCGGGATTTCATTCAGGACGTGATTCACTTCCAGCGTCTTTTGCGAAGCGAACAGGTCCTTATTTGGAGCCTGAAGGTTCTTATAGAGGGAGTATTTATAGATGTCCGACCTTGCATACTTGGGACGGAACTGGACGTTGGCCGCCTGATTCCGATACTCGCTTGAGACGGACAGCCGCGCTATCTGGGTTTCGTCCAGAGTCTGCGTTGCTGCCTCTGTTGGATCAATCTTTTTGATGATTGGCTCATCGTTGTCTGACGGGAAAATGAGAGCAGTCATCAGGCTCTGGTTCATTTCAGCTATGAGAGTGCCAAGGGTCGGCATGTCGTTTCCAGACCCGACCTGTTGAATCGTTTCAACGGTGCTGAATTCGGCCGATAGACTTGCGAAAGACGCCGCATCGACCGTAAAGCCATGCTGCTCAAGTATCCATTGCATGAGCTCAAAGTTATCGACCGCGCCTGTTATCCCAGTGAATACGACATAAACTTCATTGGTATAAAGGTCAACGCCAGTGAAATTGGCCGTGATCCAGCGATTGTTTCCGGGAGTAAACGACCCCGACGATACCGCGGGAAGGGTCCAAGTGGAGTCTGGAATATTGGTTGAGAACCAGTGTTCGGTCGATGAATGGGTCAAAATATCGTCATAGGTTCCAAAGGACGCGTCCTCCAGACCCAGATATAGAAATGCCGTTGGGGACGTTTGTTTTCTCCATAGTCGACTGATGTTCGTCAATACCGGGGCAACGTTCCTTTTTATGATGAAAATCTCGCCCTGGATCGATGTGCTATAGAGTGTGGCATTGTTTGATTGCTGACTTCGGCTATAAGGCCGTTGCGTTCCAATGCCAAGGCTCTGTGTCGATGGAGATGACACGAGGGATTGGAAAGATGGCATTCTGCCTATGATGCCAGTTGTCGATGATGTCGGTATAACTTTGACGATGAATGAATTGGCTTCGATATTTTTCTGGGTGAATTTAGTCGCTCCCCCCGTCGCAGGGACCGCAGGGTTGGTAGGTCCAATATCGATTTCGGTGTATCCGGTCTGATCATAAGGGAACTCAGGACCGAACAGCATGGGAATGACAGCGCCCTCGAACTGTTGGGGGACGTTGGCCCCATTGTAATAGGCCGTGTTCGTGCTGCGATCGATTCGGTTCAGGTATGCAGGATCTCCGAAATGGCATTCAGAGTCGAATATCGTGACGCGCTTTTGAATATTGATCGTGATCAGATAGTCGGAAATCGTATGCTTGGTTGCCACGCCTTTAAAAACGATCTGGCCATCGCGATAAATCCGGACAATCGTGTTTGGCATGATCAGCTGCTGCTGAGCCAGTTGGATCCAATCATCATCGAGTTGGATCACGACGGCACCAACGTTGATTTCGGTGAGGCCCGATTCGAAGGACTTGAGTGAGGTGCTGAAATTGATGAAATTTCGAAGGCGGTTTTCCCAGAAGACTGGATCTGAACCTGAGTCAGTTGGATCGGATGGCAGATTTTGGCTCGGCGCGTCGTATAAGAGATAGAGCGGGAATTCCACGAGGACCGTTCCGACCGTGTAAGACGGAATGGAAAGGCTTCCCCCTGTCCAACTGAAAGGCGTGCTGATCCCGTTTACATAAACCGTCATCACTTCGAAAGACCAGCTGGCCGTGGTTCCGGTAATGATGGATGTGATATCTGCCAAAGGCGCGAGGGTGACCTGCTGCATTCAAATCGCTCCGTAAAGTTCAATGGCCATCGGAGCCGAACTTGCTGCACCTGGGTTTTCGTTATAGGCCATGGTTACAGGCCAATCCAAAACGCCGCCTATGAAGACCGTGTCAGCGGTATATGCATAATTTTCCAGTTCGAGCTCGAAACGCGTGTCGGTTCCAGCATTGAGGTTGAACCGCGGCTCAAAGGTGAATCGAACCCAGCCATAAAAGTTATTAGTCGATGGGTAAAGGTCCTCAATCGTCCCCACCACAACGTCCTCGCTCGTGCCTTCCAGGATTCCTGCGACGTAGGCATTGACTCGCATCCTGACCAGGGGCTGAAGGCCGCGCTTGAATATCTGAAGGCCGAATATCTCAAGCTGCTGGTCAGTGTCAGGATCAACCGGGCCGAGGTCGATGAGATTGTCCCCGCCAGTGCATATGACAACGGCAAGATCGTCTGGATATTGGTTGAAAGCCATACTAGACAACCTCCCGCAGTTGAAAGGCTACGTTGAATTTGTTTTGGTATGCATGGGTGAACTGGGGAAGCGAATCGAAATAGCAGAGCGTCGTGCCGAATTCCCATTCGAACGCTATTTGGAGCGGATCGAGGATGAATATGAACGGCGTCGAGAGTCCGAGGGTCTCGGTGGACGACTGAATCTTGCGGCGATCATCAGTGTTAAGGTAGCTGAAGCCCATAGCACTGAATAGAGCGTATTGATTTTTTCGAACAGTGTAGACAACTCCGGAGTCACTGCTTGCCCTCCTCGTAAGATCAACCCAGCTGAATTCAAACTGCTGCTTGGCATTGAACTGAAAGTCTATATGATCGCCCAAAAAGATGGCACTGATTTCGATGTCGTCTGGGTTTAAAAGATCCTCGATCGTTATCTGCCAGTAGCGGTATTGCATGCCGGTTGGGTTATCATCGTCAGTCAGATCTGCAAACACACCCTTATCAGTCACCGTTGCAGTCGTTGTAAACGGTTCCCCGCCAGTGAAAAGGTTGATCATATTGGCTTTGATCGTGATGACAGCCTGATCTGAAATCCTGAGATATTTATCGATTTCCCCAAATATCGCAAAAAAGCTGCACTGCTTATTGGCGAGCAGGTCAATTTCGATGACGAAATCTTTGTCGTCAGGCTTCCAGACGCGGCCACGTTGCCGAAAGTTCAATGCATTGGTAAACGGGAACGACGCATGCTCAGGAGCCACAACCGTGGCTGAATCAAGATGATTATTGTCGGCTATTCGAGCATTCCGTCGCAGTTTTAGATTCGACATTCACTATGCTCCGAGAGGTGCGCGTGTTTTTATTATCCGATCAAAATTCTGACTTCGTCCGCCTGGCCCTATGGATGCCGGATTGAATCCGCCCTGAGATTGTGGACTATTCTGGGCAATCTCTGTGATGATCGGTTCAATGGTTTTGGTATCGAATGATGGAATGCTGCTCGATTGCATGCTTCCGATCTGATCAAGCTTGGCGATGATCGTAGTCAGTTTTTCAATGACAGCGCCAAACGTCACTGACTCCAGGATCCTCGCTTGAATGTCATTGCTTTGACGCATGAGGATGACCTGATCGTTCGCAATTGCGCCTTGGACAAAGCTGGCTTCAAGATCTGCAAAATTCTTTTTGGGGACTATGACTTCCCCTGGAGTCAAGAGCGCCGGAACCGTGTCTTTGTTTCCTACTCCGGGAACCATACCGCCTTCAGCGAACGCGGGAAGTTTGGTAGCCTGGATCGCGCGCACGTTTTCAAGACCAGCCGCCGTTGCTGCCGCCGCCGCTGCTATACCCAGTCCAACACCGACAACTGGAATACCGGCCAGGGATTTATACGCTTCAATGGCACTGACGGGAATTGCCACCAGCGCCTGCGCAATGGACGCCGCCTTGCCAATTTCAAAGGCTTCCCTATTTCTAGATTTCATCAGACTGGACAAAGCAGCAAGTCCCGTCTGCGCCGTAGTCACCCGTTGGGCATATGTCTGCTCATCGAATTTCTTTTGAGCATTCTGTGTCGCAATTTCAAGGTTGAACTGCTCGGCCTGGGCTTTTTTCGAAATGGCAAGGCGATCTGTTTCCGCTTTCTTTTCGGCCGCAATCTTTTTATTTAGGGTGTCCTGCCTTTGCAACAGTTCAGAACTTTCGAATTCCTTTAGGAGTATGAGGCGATCGGATTCAATCTTGAGGCGTTCGCTGGTCAGGACGGCTTCCCGTTCCTGAAGGGCCGTGACCTTTTCTGCGTCGTTGGCGCCTTGCTGCTCTTTTAGGATCGCATTTCTGACAGCCGCTTCCTGAAAAGCTATCTCAGTTATCCGCTTTTCTTTTTCCTCGACCTTTTTGACTTCGGTCTCAATCGCCTTATCACGTTCGGCCTGCTCAATCTTTTGCTGTTCGGCAAGCTTGCCCGCAGCGGCATCGGCCTTTTTCTGGTCGATTGCCTTTTGTTCAGCGTCGTCGGCCTTTTTCTGCTCGGCTGCTATTTCATTGTTTCGTTCGACGCTGAGGGAAACCAGTTCCTTGTTCAGTTCTTTGTATTTTTGCAGGATCTCAGTGCGCTCGATATTGAGCCTGATCGTTGAGAACCCGCCAGCGTTGTTGCGTTTGATGTCCTCTTCGACATCATTCAGGGTGCCACGAAGTTCCTCAAGCTGGTCCTTTAGTTCCGCGACCCGTTTCGATTTCTGGCCGCCTTGTTCCAATTCCCTTTGGGCTGCTGAATACGCAGTGAGGGCATTGACGCCTTCAGTTACAACCGAAATCCAATCGGAAAAGATCCCTTTTTGCCTGCCACCAATCTCAGCGCCGAGTGCCGTGAAGGCATCCTTGAGTGTGGACAGCTGGCCAGATACCGTTTTCCCGAGCCTTTCCGTAGCGCCAAAGAACTGACCACCTGCCGAAGTCATCTTTTCGAATGCGGATGCGACAGCGTCAGCCGTGATCGCTCCATCAGATATCAATCCCCGAATGGAGGTGCTCGCCACGCCGAGGGATTTGGCAATCTCAGGCCCGATGTTAACGCCGCGTTCGATCAGCTGGTTGAATCGCTCGCCTGTCAGCTTCCCCTCGGCCTGGATCTGGCCAAAGATCGTCGCCAATTCCCCGATCGGCTTGCCCGTTGCGGCGGCTACCTCGCCCAATTGCCGAAGCTGCTCGAGCGATTGCTTGCTCGATGATCCAAAGGCCAAAAGTGTCCGGTTGGCGTCGGCCAGTTCGGTCAGT